GTTCTTTGCTGCCCAGGTGTAATCGGTATCTTCACCGTCTGCATGGTTCTCAAGATAATCGTCGTAGTTGTTGATCTTGAGGGCAGTGGTCGAAGCAATACCTACACCAGCGTTTGCGTTAACCATAAGGCTGGCGGTTGTTGAACCAGTTCTTACAACCTTAAGGACGCCGCCGTATGAGAGGAAAGATGAGGCACTCATCCAATACTCATATTGTGCATCAGTTGACAGTGGCTTACCGAAATTATCGATAAGTTCTTGTTCCGTGGTAATGTTAGTTGCTTCATCGACAGGACCGATAGAAAAAGGTCCAGCAATGCAACCGATATTATCAAGAACGTTATCAGCTCTTCCTACGGTTAAGTCAACTTCCCTGACCAGTACGCCAGGAGATAATTGAGGAGTCGCCATGTTTCTCTCCGTTTGAATCTCAGTTTATCTGAAAATATTTATTAAAACGGGTCTTTTGACAGGGGAAGTGTGACGTGAACTACCAATCGGGATAAACCCAATCATTCTTGCATTTTTTGTTCTTCATTATCCGTTCTATCGTACAATCTTTGCATTCATAAGAATATGATGATGCTACTGGACCTCTATCTTTTCTAGTTCTATAGAATCCATCAACTAAATTCTTTATCTCCCCACAAGTTCTACACTTTCTATCCTGTAGAAGTAGATGACCTAGTTTAAGTTGTCCGTCTAAATCATCTAACTCCATTTAGTACTTCCACATATAATCCATACCACCAGCAGTCTCTCCATACTCAGATGCATTGAACCATCTGTCACCGTCATCATCAACAAAACTTGCCTCACCTAGTCCGTCGTCCATAAAACCAAATGGAGCCATGTCCTGTTCAATCTGGTTCTTCTGTTCTTCATACAATCTTTTACGAACATCCTGGTCGGTCAGTTCTTTAAAGTAATCCTGTGCAACCAACCAGGCATAGATAACCAGACACATTGCCAAGTCATCATTACAACCTTCTTCTGCCTCAAATGAATTGTGCTTTGAGATGAAGGTAGTCAGTTCAGAGATAATCTCATAGTCATTGAAGATGAGTTTATCTTCCTCAATCATTGTCTTGAGATTGAGTGACCCAACCTTCTTTACGGTCTTGGACATTTTGACACCTAACTGTGTCTTCTTACCAGAGAATCCCTGACCAACAATCTGTCCTGCTCTACCTCTCATAGAACACATCAACAGATTCTGATATTCAAGGTCATATTGTAGAATACTTGCAACCTGGTCTCCAATATCATTTACTTCACATAAGATAAACGCACTATTATAGCTCTTCGCTACCTCATAGATGATATTGGGGAACAACATCGGTTTGATATCGTTATTCCGATACTTCGCAACAATTCTATGAGGGAACTGTGTGATGTCAGCAACAACAAATGCAGAGTAGTCTTCTCCGACTCCTCTAGCAACGTCAACTGTCATTACATAGTCATGACCTTCTATTGATGGTTCATATACATCAAGTCCAGCATTTCTTGTCTTTGGATTGTCGTATACTAATGTTCTGAGTTTACTTGGTGCAATCAGAGTATCAACAGAACCAAGGAATTCGCACTCGAACTCGACTTTGAACTGTTGTTCGCTAGTGTTAGCAATCGTTTGTTCTTTCCAGACTTCATCCCTACCAGGGACTTCTGACCAGTGAACGTCTGTTGGAATATATTCATTCTTACTTCTCTCCGCATCGTGCCACATACGGTAGAAGTGATTCATACCATGTGGTGTGGATACGATAATTACTTTGGTGTTTTTACCAGAAGTAATAGTAGGATATACAGATGCAAAGAACGAGTCAGCAACGTGATTTGGGACAAACGCGAACTCGTCGAGAAAGAGGATGTTGAACGACATACCTCGGACAGCACTTGCAGACGTAGAAGCTGCCAATATCTTACTGCCATTTTCTAGTTCCAAGGATCCTTTGTTCCAGGATATAATACCCTGTTGCATCCATTTAGGCAAGTTTTCGTATGCAGTCTGTAACCTACTGAGGAGTTCTCTAGCAGTTGCTGCTTTGTTTGCCAGGATGCCAATATTAACACTGTCATTAAAGACAGCATAGTGCAACAGATAAGATACCACAGTAGTAGACTTACCAGTCTGTCGTGGCATCTTACAGATATTAAATCTGTTCTCATGGAAGTTGTGAATCAGTTTCTCCTGGAAGTCATAAGGATGAAACTGTGTTAGACCTTCATCAAGAGAAACGATCTTGATGTAGTTGTTTGCAAAATAGACAGGATCTTCTTTACACTTAACAAATTCAAGAACCTGCTCCTGAGTAAACTCAATCGCAGTATTCGCTTTTTTTAGATTAGGATTACCAAGATATACTTCACTCATAAATTAATCAGCAGTTCCACGCTCTAAGGGACTTATTGATTCTGCTGTCGGGATCGTTAGCAGTTTTGGCAGAAGTCAGTTTCTTCTTCATACCTTTCATCCTCGCACAAAAGCTCTTTCTACGAGGGTTCCCAACTTTCTTTGAAGGTCTCTTAAGATCGCTTCCTGGGTTTTCACGTTCATACGACTTCCGGCCTTTTTCATTCAATCCTCCTGATTTAGCTTTGCCTTCTTTTTTGGTCCAAGCAGCACCTTCTTCTAGTGTCCCCTCGGAATCCACAATCTGTCCTTCTGATACTTCTCCGTTGCTGCCATTAACTCCAATATTTTCTCCTCCTTGGTCTTCAGTTTCTTCTGAGACTCTGAGGAATGATTGTCCTGGTTCATAGCTTGAGACTTGAAAACTTTGTACTCTTGCGCCAGGGTATACCTTATCAATCTGATCTTGAACTTCAGATCTACTAGGCATTTTGGTGTTTGGGAAGAACATTCTAAGGTTGAGGTATCTACCTCTCCAGTTGAACATTACAAAGATTAAATTACCAGTCTTAGCAGGAATTCTGACTGCCTCTGTTACTTCAGAAGGACACTCTTTCTTTCCATGCACAGGGCATTCTTCACCCTTAATTGTATGAGAGCATGTGTGTTTTTCATCAATATGTTCTACTTCTTCTTTCTTCGTCTTCTTAACGCAGTTTGGATATCTTTTTCCAAACATGGTTTTCATTCCTTTCTTTTCGTAACCAGGCCAACACTTTTCCCCAAGCATTTCACTTCCAATTCCTTGGGAGGGTTGTAGTGGTTCTGGTTTGATTAAGTCGATAAATTCGACATAGGTTCTTCCCGATGCATCCTCAATGGAGACGGATTCTTTCTTTGTTGAGTTACCCCAATTGGCTGCACCTTTTTTGCGACACTTGACCAGTGCTCCTGACGCATAAGCACTTGGCCAAACCTTATAGCGGGACTTGACTTTATGATAACAAGCATCTTTAGTGCCTGCTTTTTCTACTATAGTTTCTTCAGTCTTCACGTTAATAGCCTTCCCTCTTCTATCTGGATTTGGGTCTTTACGATTTTTACGGCGGAACGCTGCCTCTTCCTCATCTTTGGAGAGGTTACGCTTCATTTTGGATGAACCACATTTTGGTTTTGTGGTTTGTCCTGGTTGTCTTGCACAGGGTTTACCTGCGTATTTGCCACCCAACTGAACCCAGCCAGGCTTGCCATCACTAGACTTACTCTTGCTAAACCAGTCACGCAAAGAAGAATCACCACTTTTCGATTCACTCATACCTCCACCATTACCATTACCATTGCCGCCATTACCATTACCATTACCATTGCCATTACCATTTCCGTTACCATTTTTCTTGGTTTCGGATTCATCATCAACAGAGTGACCGTTTTCTTTCGCAAGCATTCCTCTAGGATCAATTTTGTATCCTGCAGGGATGGGTTTACATTTTTTATCTGTATAGCAGTAGTATGACCCTGCTTTACAGCGACCATTCTTCGTCATTTAACTGATTTAGAGTACTCCACCTGTTTATATTTATAATTACTCCGTGTCAAAGAAGAACATGTGGAAAAGTCTAGAATCGTGCTTATCGTAACCAAAATACTGTGATGCGGCATGTGGGCAGTGACCGTCCCAAATGACTAGACGATTATATACATTAGCTACTACGTCAATATGGTCCCATGGTGTGGGGTCAAGATGCTTATTCTTCCAGATAATATCTGACCCTTCAGTGTCAACGTGACGTATTCCAGTCTCCTTATGTGCTAACAGAGAAGTCCCACATTCATATGGAGCATCAGGTGTCAGATATACAGTCGCTGCCCACCTTTGAGCATCTGCATGATAAACAAGAGCATCTTCACAAGTGCAGTGTTGGAATCTACCACACATACCATAAGTCTCCATCCAGTTGGTAATCTTCATACCCATAATGGACTCAAATGCCTCTTTGGTTCCTGGAATCTCAAACTGATTCTCAGTTCTTCTTCCTCTATGATAATCGCTAAAGTGAAACTCCTGTCTCAGGGCATACTCCCTGATAGCATCTGGATTATCATAGAAGTTATCTACAACCCAAAGAGTTGGTTTCTCTCTGACTACTTTGGGACCATTAATATAGTACATCATGGGTCTACAGCATTCTCACAGAACTTGCAGAGATTGAAGCAAGTATTGTTCTCAGGCATAATCTCATCATATGGTTGCTCAAACAGATTGCCAAGAATATGCTCTAGACCATAATCCATACAACAGAGAGCTACATCTCCATTAGGAAGCATTACGTTATGATATAACTTTTCAAGACAACCGCAGGTCATCTCTTTGTCTCCATGGTAGACAGACTTGTATTCGTCCTTTCTATTCAGGAGTTCTGGTTTCATAATACTCTCACCTAGGAGATTACCCGCCCTGGACCACATTTGATATGTGGGTGCCTCTGGGAATACGTGGCGGACAGACTCATGAACTGTTCCCATACACATCAAAGTGAAGTTATGAATGTCCTTATGGACTTCTCCAAATCTCTCAATGACTTCAATATATCTCTTGGTGATTGGATGCTTTGCTTTTCTCTCCTGATCTGGTAAGTGAAGAACAAATCCTCCATTGGGATTGCCTGCATACTGAACATCTTTGATTCGGTCAACATCCTCAAGTTTCATACCAATACCAGTTGTAAATACTGAGATTGGATGGCCTTCTTTGTCAGCATAGAGAAGCATATCAGTTGCCTTTGGGTTCAACCAAGGTTCTGTAAATCCAGCAAAGGTAACTCTGACTTGAGTGGGAAGTTTATCCACAGTCTTTTTAAAGTTATCAAGAGTGAGGAATCTCTCTCCTTTATAGACTTTCTGTAGGGTTCTCTGAGGACAGAAGACACAATCAACTACACAACCATTCTGTGTATCAATAGAGGTTGTAAACTCCATCGTCGGAGCAATTGAGTTTTCCCAATGCTTCCTTGCTTTGTTCTTATGATAAACCTCATGGAGTCCCACTTTCTTACTATTAAGCATCTTGAGATTCTTAATAATCGATTCTTTATGAATGAAATCGATAGGGTGATTCTCCAATAAATCCTCAAACATTTCTCTGGATTCATCACAGAGACCAGTCCACCAAGAACAAACTGCTTTTTCATACTTAAGACCCCAGAACCCTGGATATTCTGTTGGTATTGAAAGTGGAGGTAGATCTTCATATGCAACTTGATCGCCAATCGAAGCAATCAAGTATCCATCATGATAATTTTGTTCCCTCTCCAGAAATCTACTTAAGAAGTAGTATCCTTCTGGACGATCTGGCATAATTGAAACTGCATGTTGAAGCAAACCTCTTACAGTAAAGTTCCTACACCCCTGCCTCTCAAAGCAAAATGCTGCTCTCAATAGACATTGATATTGACTTATCTTCTCATCAACTCTCTCCGCACATCTTAGATAATATGAGATTGCAGCTGCAGTTTGACCAATATCGTCATAATGCAGAGCGAGTCTTAAATTAATCTCTGGATCCTCAGGAGCAAAGATGAATTTTTCAAGTAGTTGTGTTAAATCAGACATCTAAAATCTCCTCAACGATTGACTGTGGGAATCTCAACAGATATGCAGCATTATCCTGGAATCCAAACGACATCACAAAGTCGTCTCCATCTTCAATTATACCAATAGCAAACTCAACATGACCACTCATAATTGAAAAGTCACTAGTCCATTTAACTAGATTCCAGTCTTTATCCCATAGAACAATCCTATGTCTATAGACTGCATCCTTTCTTTCAACCTCACTATTGAACAAATCAACTTCATGAGTGACAGCAAGATAATATCCCTTCCAAGAAATCACTTGCGTTCCTCCACGCAAGTCTCTACCAATATTTTGATATTCACTGGTAGATACGGTCTCTGATGTTTTATTCTCTACATCAACTTTGACAATCTCTGTTGGATTTCCCCACTTGATAAAGTGATATGGTTTATCCAAGATAGGCATCCAGTTCTTTTCACAATATGCTTCTCTTGGCGGCTCAATTCTATTTCTTGATACTTCTACAACCTTATCATCTTCTACTTGAATTTCACATAGTTCCATCCTACCTGTGCCAACAGTATCCAAGTCTCTGCGGACACCACACGTCCAGAGTTTATCGTCCCATCTGAAGAGACGTGCATCTTCTAGACCAACGAACTCCCACAGTTCTTTTTCTGGGAATTTTGATGTATCGATTTTGTTATGACGAACAATATTGTAATCATCATCCAACTCAAGATAATGATTCCAAGTTCTTAAGTGTTGGTCATCTTCAGGATGGACATATGTCAGTGGTCCATACTGATGTTGAAATAATTTCTCTTCAGAATGATAAAAAGTATAGTTTACTGCTCTCAGAATAACTGCAGTCTTATCACCATCTTTGTAGATGGATGGATTCATCAAACCCAATCCATCATTTTCTTCTGCTGGGATAATAAGAGGATAAATCTTACCACCTCTCTCCAATGCCAACTTGGCAAGAGAATTGATAAAGTCCATAACAAAATATTTTCTACTATTTAGAAGGGATCTTTGATTCTATCATTGAGAACAAAGTTAATTGCACTAAATGATGCTACAGAACCTTGAATGCCTTGGGTTCCTGTAGTTCCTTGTGTTCCATTACTTCCATTACTTCCATTACTTCCAGCGGTCCCCTGTCTACCTTGAATGCCTTGAATACCCTGAATGCCTTGGGTACCCGTTGCACCTTGAGTTCCTGTAGTTCCCTGTGTTCCAGTAGTGCCTTGAGTTCCCTGTGTTCCAGTAGTGCCTTGAGTACCAGTAGTTCCCTGAATACCTTGAATACCTGCACTGGATCCTTGCCAAACACCAGAACTGTTAATGACTTCAGAACCATTAACTAAAATATTTCCAGCAACATCTAGTTGACCCGCAGGGGCAGTGGTGCCTACTCCGACACGATCATTTGATATGCTGACAAATATATTCCTATCGGATACTAGATTAGCACTTTCTCTGGTTCTGCCCATTTTCGTCTAGTTTTTAGTTATTTAGGAGAAGAGTGATGATGTAATGTCGGATTCGCCACCAACACCTGATAATGCCGAACCATCCCCAGAGAATGAAGTAGCGGTAGCTGTTCCAGTTATTGTGACACCAGAACTTGTGGTTTCAAGTTTCTTGGAGTTGTTGTAATACAGTTCTACGTCACCATTAGAATTTGCAATAATGCTATTTTCATCTTGTTTTGGTCTTAGAATAATAGAATTTACATTATTACCTCTTATATAAAAATCACCTGTACCAGCATTATCTATATACGAATTACTTCCATCGTGATAAAGCTGTAGGTCATCACTAGAGCCAAGTTTAATCTTGTCGTTGTCGCTCATATCAAGATCGCCAGACAAGAATAGATTTGCCCAGCGTAAAGATGCTTGCCCTAATCCATAAGTGTCATTGGCAGCAGGACTTAGGCGACCAGTGAGCGTTGCTCCATCTGATGTGGTTTCAAATTTCTTGGAGTCGTTATGATAAAGTTCTACTGCACCACCATTAACAAACTTTGCCAGGGTTTCGCTAACA